TTTAATTGTCTTATTCCCCATTGTGGAGGAATAAAAAAAGAGACTTCATTTCCTACAACGAATCCATGATTTACAGAAGTAGTGACAACAGTCGTTTGTCCGTTTACAATATCTGAAATATCACAAACAAATGGATAATAGGTTCCAGAATTGTAAAGTCCTAAGTTACTTTGATTACTCACTGTAAACCTCATTAAGAAGGGGACTAAATGTCCCCTCCGTTAGAAATTATTGGTTCAATAACAATGCATCTGGGAAAGTAGCTCTAAACCTGATGACATCATTATTTGCGTGAATAATTTCAGTACCATTACCAGTTCCTACAATGACCCCTTGTCTTGTATTGGCTGTGAAAGCACCTGGGATACCGATAGTTCCGTTGGTTACTCCTAAGAAAGGAACTAGACCGCTGGAAGTTAACGAATACCCTGTGTTTTGGTCGCCAATTGGAACGACTTGAGGGAATGTCACTCCTAAAGCTGCTGTTGCGCTTGTAGGATATGAGAAAGCAGTAAAGCCAGTGCTATTAACGTTTACAGTTAAAGTATTGGCTGTTACTGCTGTCACAATAGCTTGTTGAGGCTGGAAATTTGTTTGCAGATAGACAGCACTGTCTAGCTGAGTCATTCCCCATTGAGAAGGAATGATAAAACCAACTTCTTGGCCGACAACAAAATTATGGTTGATACTTGTAGTGATTACAGTTGTAGTTCCTGTAGAAATTGCTGTGATGTAGCAAAGTTCAGGAATATACAAATCTGCATAAAGCAGTTTCTTTACACTTCCGGCTGTAGCTGCGGCAGCGAAGCCTGAGCTATTTACTGGAATAGTAAAGTTGTTTGCATCTACAACTGTGATGACATAAGGGATGCCTGCAATCTGAAGCATTCCTGTTGTGCCGTATACCCATACAACATCCCCTGTGCTATAACCATGACCTGTTACGGTAATGTTAGCGGGATTTGCTTGGGTTACATATGTCGATGCCATTGCTTGAACAGGACCGAATGCATAGGTACCTGCTGAGAAGAAAGTGAAACCACCAGAGGTGATTGTCTTTCCAAGCCAGGTAGTACCGTTAGATTCGGTGATGTAAGCAGTCCCTGCTGCCGATGTTCCAAAACCAATTGCCTGAGTGCCAGTATGGTTTGTAGTTGTTGCCCATTTTGTTAAATTCCAGATTTCAATCATATCTGGAACAAATGGGAAATATAGAGGCTTATTTACACCAGTAGATGTAAAGGTGCCATGTATAATTTTGCTATATTGAGCCATACATTACCTCCTACAGTACTAGTGTGCAACGGACGTTTCGAATCCAGGTATTTTGGAGTACTGCTTGCGTCTGAGCAAACTTAACGCCTAATGTACCATTTAGTGCGAGAGGTCCGCTGAAGATCGGTGGACGGTAGATAAGCTGAGAGCTATATCCGTCCTGATCGATATGTGCATAGGCTTCTCTTGCAACGGCCATGTTGTTATAAACATCATTACCGTTCATGGATGCGCCGCGTTGTACAGCAGATTCAGAACTTGTAAAGATCCTGAAATTCAAAACGGCTCCATATTCGCTATAGATCGTGTCGTTTTGATTAGGATAGTTCCAAGATGATGTGAATTTATCTAAGCCATCAAATGCTGGCTGAAGTTCAGTAGAGCATAAAAGGAAATATGCGCTTCTGATTGGGCTAGAACCGAAGCGGTCTTCGCCTATCTTTCCAGACAAGAATTTGAATGCGTTGGATGTATCAAGAGAGGCTGCGACAGCAGAAAGATCTCTTGTAGTGATCTCTGTTGGGTTATCCCCATCGACACCGCCCTTACAGTTATATTCAGACACGCTTGAGAGTAAATAGTCTCTCAGGATAATGTCTTCCGCTTGTCTCATTGCAATCCCTAAACGCTCTGTCACCCAGCTCAAAACAGGGTCTTGATCTTGGATAACAACTTGTTCGTTTAGAATTACTGAAGTACCATAGAATGCAATGGCTGCATCGATGATCTCTCTTGTAGCAACTTGAGAAGCTGGTTCAATCCCAGTATTCCCTAATTGGACTACAGGTGGTGTTAATGGAACCGGTCTTAAAAACCGCATTGTAGTTCCACCCTGACGAGGCATACTATATTTTTCCGCTGGGATAATATAGTTGAAGTTAGGAGTTGGAACTGACAACATACCAGGTGCCAAGCTCTGAAGTATAGGAGCTGGCAAATTACTTGTTGTAGTAATTGTCATTTTTTCCTCGATTGTTACGTTTTACATATTTGTAAACCGTAGCAGTCTTAAGGAAGCAGCTACCGTTGAGGAGCAAAACCGCTACCGACGGGCCTGCGTTGAGCTTGTTTCAACTTATCGTAGGCATCTTTACGAGCTTGAGTGGACCTTATATCAAATTCCACGGCCATTCCATTTCCGGAGCCTGATGGGATGTAGTATGGATTCCGAAGATTCTCATCTACTTTCTCTTTGATACTTGGTACGTCTTCTACTTTCGGCTTACTTTGTTTCAAATATTCGTAAGCCAACTTCTTCCGCTCATAATCATCCTGGATTTGTAAAACAGCCTTCAAAAACACAGGATTCGTCTTTTCCAAATTAGCTATGTTATTTTCGTTCATTACTTCGTCGTAATCCCGAAACTCTGAACGAAGTCTTGCTACATGGTTTTGTTTATGTTCCTGATCTCTTAATTCTCTAAGTTTTCTTTCTGTTATTTCCTCAGCTTCCTTTTTGAGGGCAGTACGTTCTTTTTCAAGTACTGCTTTGAGACGCTTTGGATCTACATAGTCTTCAACTCCATCTAGAGGATCTATCTCCGGTTGCTGAAGTTGTTTTTCTATATGATCCATCCGCTGTTTTAGAAGCTGTGCTTCCATTTCAGCTCTAATGCGTCTTTCTCGCTCTTCGTCACGTTGATTTTCTAAACGACGAAAATTGAGTTCTTTGTCAGAAAGAGATCCTTGAGATTTATCTTCTTTCTTTACTTCAGGTTCGGCGACTGCCTGACTCATAACGCCATCTGTCATGTGAAACTCCATGCTGTGGTGAGCAGCTTTACACCTAAGATCAAATGTTTATTTGACGGATAAACTTCCGACAGTTAAATCATAATTTTGTTTTAACAAATTAGGGGTATATATGCAAAATTTTATTTTGACAGCAGACAAGATCAAAGAAAATATACATTTTTTTAAAACCAATTCGGACAAAGGTTATGCTGATATGGTTCAGCAGATCGTTAAGTCTGATCCTTTTGGAGGCAATAAGTTCTATATTTACCAGTTTGTGAAGAGAGTAGATGATGCTACTGGAGTGAAAAAGATGTATCACCAGGCAAGGCTTACAAAGCCTGATCCTGTGCCAGGGACATCGCTTTTGAGATGCGATCCCAAAGATCCCTATCATGCGGAGATTATCTGGACTCTTCCCGATTTTGAGAGCATTGAGCTTTTCAAATATGGTAAATTCTTCGCTGATGAATTTGTCCATAACTGTATAGAACAATTTTTAAGAGATCCAGATTCTATGTGCAGACCGGAGAAAGATGATCTTTCGGAAGAACAGATCAAAGAGATCTATAGTGGAATGAGAAAGAAATAAAAAAGACGAAGCCGTAGGAGAGGACTACGGCTTCAGCAAAAGAAAAATAAGGAGCTTAATTAAATTTTCTTGGTGGTTTGCCTAAAGGCATTTTCTCTTTCTTAGGAGAATCCACCGAAAAAGAACTTCTATTAGTACCAACTTTGCCAGTTATTCCTATTCCATGATAGACGCCAAAATTATCTTTGGTATTTCTATCAGAATAGGCATTACCGAATTTACCCTTCATGATCCCTTTTTACTTTTTTATTAATGGATTTAGAGGGCATTGTTTCGATAGAGGGACTATCTTTCGATCCAACTTTTCCTGCTTGTCCAACTCCTCGAAACTTACCTGCGTTTTCCATGTTTCTATAATCATAGCAAGGTTCTTCGGCTTCTGAGAAATCGGGTCTTCGAATGACTGGTCGTTCATAATCTGGTTGCATATTAGTGTCTGAATCCGGTTTTTGGCATATTACCACTAGTAGCTTTTACAGCTTGGTTGGAATCAGCATGAACGGCTTCTTCTGTATCTGGATATTGGAAGCCTTTGATTTCTCCAGCTCTTGCCATTTTGTGGTGTTTTGCTTCGGAAGGGAAATAACCATCGGAGTCTACTCCGCCCATTCCCATGTCCATTTTTCTATCTGACATACTTTTCATAACAAGGCACTCCTTGAAGGTTGTGGATTTGACTGCATCATATTTTTATTTTGATTATTTTGCATTAAATTTGTCAAAAATTGATTTGAACTATCCATTTTTTTCGCATCTAGTTTTTCTGTATCTTCTTCTTCTTTTTGCAAAAGATTTTCTGAACGAAGCTGTGCAGCTTCGGTGCTAACTTCACCAAAAGTACTATAAATATTAACAAGCTTTTCCAAAGCCTCAACTTTATTTTTAAGTGCCATAGAACGATTTTGAGTAATTTCTGAGAGACGCTCTTCAAAAAGACCGATATTAGATTCGGCTCTTCCTGCTCTTTCTCTTGCGGTGGCAAGTTCTGCGGCGGATCTTGCATGAACGAGCTGTAACTCAGCTTCCAATTTGGCTTGCTCAATGAGAGCTTGCTGCTTCTGCATTTCCTGTGCCATTTGTTGCTGCTGATCAACTGCCTGGATGATCTCATTTTTACCTTGGATTGTTGATTTTTCTAAGATAAAGCGTGGAGGTATAATGCCTCCAATCAGTTGGTTCAACTCTAAGATCTGTCTAAATTCTTGCTGCTGTTGAATTGTGGTATTGAGGCCTTCTGCTACTAGGACATCATATTTTGTGAATGTCTTCATGCGAAACTGGGGACTTGGCTCTTTTCCTATGATACGTGCTATTTTTCCAAAAGACCATTTATTTTGGATAATCTTTTTATCGATCTGTCCTATGAGTTTCAGAGACATGTCCCATTGATCGAAGTATTTTTGAAGGGTAATGAGACCGGCTCCTTGGCGTAACATCTCTTGGATGCCTGATCTAGAATCCTCTGCCATTCCCATCAATTCCTGGTTTACCCCTGAAGTTCTAAAAATGAAGTCTACAAGCTGATTGGCAAGTTCCATATCTGAAGGAGGGACGGCATTAGGAATGATCTTTTCGATATCGGTCATCTCATAGCCATCTTTGATGATGATATCCTTACCCTGGCCGGCGTATCGAAGATCATCTTCATTAGCTATAGAATTTTCTTTACGTTTCCATCCCGTATTAATTGAACTTTCGCTGATATCATGATTCAAAATAATTCTACGATTCAAAAGGAACTGCGTATCTCTCATGGATCTTGTTAGAGACCTCACTCTGAGGTCATACTGAGCTACATGTGCATCCCAGTTCCAGTAGATAGGAACAAGAGGGCATTCATCAAATCCAAGAGGGTTATAGTTGAGATACATGAGTTGTTCATTAAGAACGACTGCTACTTTCCAGGTAGGAACTGTGACTTCGATCACTTCGAAGAATCCGGTATTTTGGACTAATTCCTGAAGGAATTTTTCATCTTCATTATAATCGTATGCTATACCGTCGTTACGGTTATAAAGCATCTTTTTTACTCTTTTGCTTTTAAACCAGATATAACTAAGAACAAGCAAATCATTCCTAGCAAGGTTGTAATTTTCAGGCAAAAAATAGAACTTTCCATAGCGATTACCATATCCTGACATTGTTTTGATAAGATCGGCTTTCTCTGGGAAATAATTAATAGCCTCTTGTTTGGATACATATTGTTGGAGCCATATGAAGTTACCGTCAGAAAAATCTGGTTCTCTTGCATATGGATCTAACATGAAAGAATTGTAAGACCAGATCTTGAGATCCAGGGTACCATTGATGGGATCATCTGTATAGTCTAGGTAAGGCTGAGCTAAGACCATTCCTGCAATACAAGACTGTTCGCATCCTGTGGAGAATTTTTCTAACCTATTTCTATAGGTATTCGCATAGGTTTCTAATTTAGTGAGATCATCGGCTTCTTCTTGAAAAGGCCCCTCTAAAGGAACAAAGTTTATCGATTTTCGATGTTGCCTTTGATAACCAGTCACCATGTTTATTGGTTGCTGGACGAAGTTAAAAAAGTAGTTCTGAGCGTTGTAAGTCGGAAAAAAATTAAAATAAGAATTTATGAATCTCTGTTCACCGGCATAGAAAAGCGTATCGATATTGCTTTGGTTCCATCTTGCTTGTTCCATTGGTTCAAACTTTCCATAGAGATTGTCCATGAAAATTTTGATATTTGATTCATTTGGTTCAGTATCCGTATCAAAAGGAGGAAAATAGGCGGGCATATATCATCCTAAATTTTTGATTATATACCCGATCTTATGTAAAAAATCCTTTGAATGCAAAAAATAACTTTATATTTTTTGTTATTAATCATGCAAAATGATAATTTTAAGTTTACATTAAAATAAGTCATATGAGGTGATTATGTCTTCTTTTCTTGATTATTCCACAGCGGGGCAAACCCCAAATAATCCTTTACCTATTAAGTCTACGAGAGCCCCTACAAGTTCCGATGTTATCGGACCTGGGGGAGAACCTTATAATGTAGGAAGAAACTGGGTTAATACGACTACAGATGCCGTATATTCCTATGCGGGCGCAGGAGTATGGACTCTTCTTGGAAGCGGTTCGACTGGAAGCGTTCTCTCGGTAACTGGCGATGATTCCGTCGTTGTTCTTCCAACTGTTGGTGGAACGATCAATTTAAATGGAACTGCTAATCAGATTCTGACCACAAGTTCTGCTAATGGTGAGACATTTTCTTTGATTGGCCCTTATACTCCATCTACATATACAGCCCATGGAGTCCTTCTTGGTGAAGGAACTTCTAGTATTGTTGCAACAGCAGCAGGAACAAATGGACAAGTGCTTTTGGGATCAACAGGTGCTAATCCCGCTTTTGGTACACTTACTACAAGTACTGGTGTCGGATTTACAACAGGCGCACATGCATTGGCTATAAACATTCAGCAAAACGGTTTTGCAGTAAATACTGCATCAACTGGCGTGACACTAGTGGCTCAAAACGTTTATACAGTAACCCAAGCTGCTCAAACTTCTTTCGCATTGCCAGCTACAGCGGCTGTTGGAGATACCTTCATTATTGCCTCAGCCACTGGTAACACTTCTGGATGGATTATCACACAAGGGGCATCTCAAGAAATCTGGGCAAATACTAACCATACCACAAATGGAGCTACGGGTACTTTAGCAGGCGCTATTCACACTAGCGTTGTTCTGATGTGTACTGAAGCCAATAACATTTTCACTGTCATTGGTGGCTCTGGCCTGACCGGTTATACATTTACCTAACAAAATGAGGTTTTATGGCTACGCAAACTTTAGGCTATCAAGCCCGTTTTGAAACGATCAGGAGCTTTGATTCATCCACGTTTTCGGGATCATATCAAGCTTTTGGGACGCCTTTAGCCAATCCATCTGTATTGCTGTATATCTACAATGGCTCTGGCGTCTTGGTAACGCTATCTGATGATGGTACTAACGATAAATTCGTTATAGCGGCAACTACTGGATTGATTATAGATCTTGGGTCAGATGCCCAAGGTATTAGTGGGGATAAAAGACTTTCAATTCCACAAAATACTCAATTCTATATTAAAGGAAGTGCAAGCACTGGTTTAGTTTATCTCTCTACTGTATACCAAGGAGGCTAACATGAGCCAAATTCAATCTACAGGTAGTGGTGGAGGCGGTGGAGGAAATGTTAATGGACCTGGATCATCCACTGTTGGAGATTTAGCTATATGGAATAATACTCATGGAACTCTTTTAGCGGATCTAGCAACTGGAACTAATGGCACGATCTTATATTCAAATTCTGGTACTCCGGCTTGGGGCCATCCTTCTGGAAGTATGGTTCTTCTTTCGACTCAAAATGCTAGTACTTCAGCAACATTAGATTTTACTTCTTTTACAAATTCGATTTATTGCAAATATGTTTTTATAGCTAGATCCATAAAACCAGATACCAATAATGTAACTTTTAAACTTTTGACAAGCACAAATAATGGTTCTACTTGGTTAAGTACTGCTTATGATTGGTCTTATGTAAACGTACAAAATAGTGTGAACAATAATTTTGGAGGTAATGGTGGTGATAGTTCCATTCATCTTGTTAATGGAGTTGGTACGGCTAATCAAGATGGGGTAGGTTCGTTAGAATTATCCTTTTACCCTGCTGCTACTAATGCCAATACTGTAAGCGAAACGATGGTATGGAGTGCAGGAAATACTGATTTGAATGGAAATTTTTATATGTATAGAGGAGGTGGAAAAAACGAAACCACTTCAGCTACAAATGCTTTTCGTTTCTTAATGTCATCTGGGAATATTCTTTCAGGTCAAATCAAATTATTTGGACTGGTAGGTTGATATGAGTTTTGATTCATATACCAACTCAGGCCAGGGACAAAATCTTTTTCAACAACTGGTGGTTCAAGCTAATCGCGATCCTGTCAATGGGGTTGATGTGGCAGATCCAGGTGGTGGTCCTTATCAGATCGATAGAAAGTGGATCAATCTAGTTTCTAAGAACTATTGGCGTTATCAAGGTCAAGGGATATGGGTTAAAGAATCAGGAAGTATCGGTCCTGCTCTAGACTTTATTGTTCCTAACGGAACTAGTCCGGTGTTTCCTGATGCTGGCGGTAATGTCACTTTGACGTCCAGCGATAGTTCTGTAACGATCACTGGCAGTCCCAATACAATCGATTTTAAATTAGAAACTGGAGCTGATATTACCAAGATAGGAGTAGATGCCCAAACATCACCTGGGACTAATCCTGTAGTTCCGGATGGAACTGGAAAGATCGTTTTAGAAGGAGGTGCTACATTTGCAACGGGTACTCAGGCAAATCCCATACGGACAAATAGTCTGGCTGCAAATACTATCGATCTTCAAATTCAATTAGCAGGAAGCCACGGGGGATCATCTACTGCAAATGACTTTGGAGTTTCTCAATTCGATTCAAATCAATTCAATGTGACTTCTGGTTTTGTTCAGTTGAAAGGTGGGACAACTCCTCCCACATTAGGGATCGTCGGGGATGATACAACTGTAGTAACACCAAACAGTTCTGGGAATATCACACTACAAGGTTTGGTTGTCGCTAATGCAACACATGCAAAAGCAGTCTATACTGAGTCTCCAGGTGCAAATACTGAAAAGATCGATGTCCAATTATCTGCTGCCATTGCCTCTACAGATGTGACCAAAGTAGGATTAGCGGCTTTTAGCAATGCTCAATTTACTGTGGATAGCAATGGGTTCGTGCAGTTAGTTGGAGGGGGAACTGGAGCTATAGAAACGATTACTGGAGATGATGGAACAGCGGTCACTCCGGTATCAGCTAACGTCAATATTCTTGGCGCCACCGTCGCCAATGGAACTAATGCGAAACCACTTTACACCAAAAAAACATCCAGTGGCACTGAAACGATCGATATACAATTGACTGAGGCGGTGGGAAGCTCAGGTGTGAATAATGCAGGAATCGCTTCTTTCAATTCATCGAATTTCGTAGTAGATTCAAATGGCTATGTAAGTTCTTTTCAATCCAATATTATCGGTGCTTCCAATTTGGGTATTGCATACTCTGGAGGCACATTTACGATTCTAGGCGCGAATGGATCTGCTTTATCATCTACAAATCCAGCATATGTTACGGTTCCATCTTTAAATTTATCTGGTCAATTGATAACTTTTAAGATCACCTCTAATTCAACTTTTAAAGATAATGCTTCGGGTTCCTCTCAAATTGCAGGAAATACTTTTGGTGTCTCTATAGCATCAGGAGCTTATAATCAAGATCTACCATTTTTCTTATATGCTGTATTAAATTCTGCTCAAACAAGTCCTTCAATTGAAAATACACTTACGTTTATGATTTCTAGAATGCCTAATGTTAATACTACTTTAGGATCTGGAAAAATATCCTATCTCGGAAGTGGATCTGTAACTACTCAAGGAGGATTTTTTGCTTTAGCATCGATTACTCCATCAAATTATTATAGTTCTTCAGCACTTTGCATTGGATCTTTTAGAATGCAATCCACTTCTTCTCTTGCTGATTGGACTGTACAAACTCTTAATGCAAACGATGGTATTGGAAGATTCCAAGAGAATACTTTATTTTTTGTACCGCAAGGTGCTTTTGGAGCTGCCGCTAATGCTTGGTATTTTAATAATGGAGGAACAGCTCCAAAAATGAGCCAATCAAATCCTTTATATGTAGTAACTAGAAATAATATTATGACTTTATGGGCTGCTATGGGGGCTATAACTTCTAATGGAAGTGGATCAGTTCCACTACAATTAGCGGCTCCTTATACATTTGGAGGATTTGTTTATGGTTCTGGATATATTATTACTACATCCGTTCCTACAGCTACAGCTTCAGCCGTTTTAGTTGGAGATCGAACCGGAACAAATGAAAATGCAATAGAAATGTATTTTACAGGTAGTGGTAGTTTTAATGAATTATTGAATTCAGAAGTAGGAAGTGGAAGTAATTTACAAGACACATTAGGATATTTCGCAAATTTATTAATATCATTTTCTTAATAATCAATTTCCGTAAAAATCACTTCACAAATCCATATAAAAAAAACAACATAGAATACTGTTACTACTATAGCTAGTAATGCTTTATACATTTTTTAAATCATAAGCTCCAAATGCTGGGGTTATTCTTACAGATCATACTTTTTAGAAAGGCGATCTCTTCTCTTGCTTCTAGGGCTATCTTTTTAGCCTCTGTGATTTTAGCGTATTGTCCCTTACGAAGAGAGTCATATTTTTCTTGAAGTGATTCTACTCTCTTTTCTAGTTCCTGTTGTTTTGTATCAGGAAACATTTGGATTTGTCTATACATGATCTTATCCCTATTTGAATGATGGTGAAGGGATTGAGAATATAATGCTGGAAAATAAATGTCAAAGCGAATATCATTGCTGCCATATTCTGGAGGGAATATGTGGATAAAGCGTTCAAACACATATATCAATTTGTATCTAGTACAAGAAATCATCTTAGATAATGATCAGATTTTGATATTTTTTGAGGAGGGAAAATTATGGAGATCTCTTGCTTTTCCGAATAAAGAAGAAGCGGAAAAAATGTATGAATCATTGAATCGATTTATCAGATCTCATCAAGATGTTATCGATTTAGAAGGCTCCTCCGCTATTCTGCCACCCGAATGAATTAGGACCCCATCCTTGGAAATTCATTGGATTTATGGAACGTTGAGTGAAAGCTGTTTCTTTTATATGCATCCTGTGGCCAAAGTGTGTGTACAAGGCATACCGCATAGCATCTAAGGCATGATCCCTTACCTTAAGAGGTCTGTCTATACCATCTTTGGCTGCTTTTGTGTCCCAGACATAGCTTTCTGTTTCTGCGATGAGATTTTTGCATTCTTTTCTAAGTACAAGATCTCCTTGGCAGAATAGGTTGGAGACGAATCTGATGCCATCTACAACATCATTTTTAGCTTGCCGTACAATTTTATGATGTCTTTTCAGTTCTACTTCAAAAGATGCCGCGGATGGGTCGAGATACATAAGTCTGACGGGATATCCCTCAAATTCTTTTGTGATGTCGTTGGCATAATCTTGGTCGGTTTTCTGGTAACCCATCTTCTTACTATCCCAATAGTACTCTTTTTCGATCCAGATAGCGGGATGATGATCATCATTGACCCCTATTAAGACAGCAGCGAAGGGGTTTGTCGTTCCGTAGTCGATTCCGAGTAGATAATACTTAGCATAAGTCGGGGATACTTGTACAACATGTTTTTTCTCGTCGAAGAAGTCGTAGATGGCTCCTTCTGCAAGAACCCATTCTCCCTGAATGAAGCGTTTATACCAGAGGCCATGATATTCTTTCTGGAGGGCTTGAACATATGTCTGAGAAAGGGAGGGATTATCCTCTAAGCGGAACTTAAAATTCTTCAAGTCGAGTTCATTTCTTCTATCGATGAAGTCTACTTTTAACCAGTGATAAGGGGAATCTGGGTTGGTAGTTCCGATTAATTTGGCGTTTTCTTTGGAAAGGCGTGATAATAACATCTTAAAGAAGCTTTCAGGAATGATTGTAATCTCATCAACAAGTGCTCCTGCAAAGGTAGCTCCTCTGATTTTACCCTCTGCTCGTTCATCGTTTGCTCCGATCACATATACCTTTTTGTCGAACAATACGAATTCTCCAAGTCCTCGATTATATCGAATAATTCCGTTGGTCATCTCTTGGAGAGGTTCTATGATATTATGCATGACGGTTCGTTCAGACTTACCGACGATGATATATTGGCCTTCTGGGCCTTCTCTAAGTTCTTTTAAAAAGCGGCGTAGGGCTATATAAGATTTTCCGGATCTGACTGATCCTTCGTAAATATTTATGCGGGCATTGGATTCTTCATAAGCTATTATCTGCTTGGGAGACAGAGTTATTTTCATTTGATTTCTTCAGTTCCCTATAACAGATTTTGATTCCTTCGTCGATTTCGTCGATGATATCGGCGGTAGTTTCAGATTTAGGAGGTACTTTCCATCCTCTTGATTTTCCTTTGCAGTCTAAGATGTCTTTGGCTGCTCTAAGGGCAACTCCTGGTTTTTCATTTACTTTACTCATGCAGATTCTATAAACCGATTCTGCCATATCTAGGTCTTCATATTCATTTCGGTTTCTTACTGAATTTACAAAATCCCATAATCCTTCTGTTCTTTCACAGAAATCATGAATACAGTTACGTGATATGTTGAATTTCTTTGCTACTGCGGAGAGATTACCTCGGAATTCTTCTACGGTGGCGTAGAATTTTTCCATGTCTGGTTCAAATTTATGGTTTACACCTTGTGCTGCCATATTAAAACTCTATTCCGCATGAAGGACAGGTTTTGGTCTTTTTGGGTTTATCTTCTTTATTTCTAATATCTATAATATTTTCTTGATAAAAGGCAAGGTCTTTGGCTTCGAACCCTGAATTGAGAAGAAGTTCTGTGTCCCATTCGTTGGCAAGAATATCAATATCGAATTCTCCATAAGTCTTATTATCTTTGATGGTTCTGGCTTTCATGATCTCTTCAGGAATATCGGTTTCTACGATGCAAGGGATCGTTTTCATTTTAAGCTTCTTTGCAGCCCTTACACGCTGATTTCCTGCATAGACTATCCATTCAGCCTTATCACTATCGAAATTGACTAGAACGGGCCTCATTTTAAGAAAATCAGGATCGCTTTCAATACTCTCACACAGCTTCTCTAATTGTTCTCTCGTGATTGTTCTTGGATTATGTTCTAAGAAGGAAAGGCTTTTAATATCTAATTCTTGTACTTTTTGCATATTTATTCCTTGTCTTCATTATTTAATCTTTTTTTTATTATCGTCGTTCCAATTTGAAAAGCGAGCTTGGTATTGTCACTGTCTGAGAATATTGGGTATACCACTTCTGTTATTTTTAAAGAAATGTTTGGCATATAATGCATATAGGTATCTACCATTTTGGAGACGGTCTCCTGAGATTTATCATCCAATTTTTCAAATTTCTTTATCAGGCGGAATTCGATTTCGTCAGAGATCTTACTTTGCATTTCTTTGGAATAGAGATCTAAAAACCCCAGGATGGCTTGAGATCGTATCCTTTGTCTTAGACTTCGATCTTCGATCTTTTTGGTGGCTTTTTTTAACTTTTTATAAATTATCTCAGATAAATCTTTGGAGTATTTATCTATACTTGAATCATCTTTTAGGTAGTTAGATGAGTTTATTTCCATTTTATTCAATTAATTCTTGCGGAACATTAATTTCTTCTTTATTACACCAATATTCGAAATGTTCATCGAATCCCGTCGCAGAAGGATCATTTTCAGGATAGAAGCAATGACATCCTGATCCATCATAATCAAGCGTATTTACTCGACAATTTTCATCTTTTTCATATTCTACAAAGCCAGCCGCTATTTGGAAACTTGAAGGAAAATGTTGCTTCCAGTGATAAAGTAAAACCCATATTTCTTCTCCTTGAATAGGCTTTTCTTTTTCGATATGTTTCCAGTTTATCATTTCTTTTTCCTTAAGATTTTGTTCTCGACTTTTTCGTGGAAGGCAACTTCTTTTCGATACTTTTTAGGCACTTTTCTAGAGACTTCAATTTCGCCCGACTTGGTATTTTTTCCCTCAAGACTATGTTTAGGTAATCTTCGAGAAATGGTTTCCAGATCTTTAAAAGATTTACTGCCGAATACGCTTTTCTCAGCTTTGTTTGCCTTTTTGTGAGCTTGTGGGTAATTTTTTTCATGTGTAGGAAATCCTGTGTCTTTTAGATTTTTTATAAGTTTGAAATGGGAATGGCTTTTATCATGGTAATTTTCACATCGAAAGCAAAATTTTTTCATATCTCGATCCTAATCGGTTTGTTAACGGGTTCGTAGTCTCCATCCATGTGAGCGCAATTTATATAGACTATAGAATCTTCTTCGTGTCTTCCATATCCTTCGTGAATATGGCCAAAGATATGATACATGGGAGAAACTTCTTCAACCCTGTTTTTTAAGGTTGGTGAACCTTCACAACTGAATCTATTGGTTGATGGATCGTAAACTCCATCTAAAATATCTCTTGGAGGTCCGTGGGTTATTAGGATATCGGTATTCATTGGTATCATTTGATACTTTTCATAGAGATCGTATTCACGAATCATGAATTCGGTGCAATGTGGATTTACTCCTTCAAACCAAGGTGTCCATGGACATCCCCAAATATTTAACCCTTCGAATTCAGTTCCAAAATCCTCTAGATATTGGCATTTGCTGATGGCTTCAATAGCATCAAAATCGATATTCTTATCATGGTTTCCGGCTATTAAAATTATTTTTTTATAAGGTTGAATCTCTAGCCATTCAGTGAAATTATCCCAAGCTTTTTGAGTTGAATTAGAAGTAAGATCGCCTGCAATGATAAGAAGATCTCCGCCTTCAAGAAAGGGAAATTCACCATGCAAATCAGAAATACAGTCGATTATCATTTCACAATTCCGATTACATCTTCTTCAGAAACTACAAAGAGAGTATCTCCCTCTTCAAATTCTATTGGAGTTTGATATCCTTTCAGTAAAACCTCTAAGCCTACTGCAAATTTTTCAGATGCAATCACCTCATAGGTCTTTGTTATATTAGCTTTGGGAATAAGAATTCCTTTGTCGGTCTTCATTTCGTTATGAGAATTTGATAGTTTGACGACAAGAAATCCAGATGTGGGTTCTATAGTTTTCATCTTTTTCTCTTCAATCCTTTGCATGAATTTTTCGAAGAACAGGACATTTTTTCACACTTTTCGAGCTTCTTATCTTGTTTTTTGTCCATTTTCAGCAGTTTTTTTGTGTCTGTTTGTCCTTTTTTAAGGTCTCTTGCAATCTTATTGATTTGTTTGTCCATATTTTTTTCCTAACCATTTACGCATATTGTTATTCGTATGTCCTTGCCATACGCAGCAAGGACAATCAGAATGATTTTTCTTATAGTATTTTTTCTTACTCAGCTTTTTCATTTCTTCTTAGGAATCTTAGCACCAGATTTTCTGGCTTCGCTTAATGCGATTGCAACAGCCTGTTTTCGATTGGTCACTTCAGGTCCTTTTTTGGAACCGCTATGAAGTTCGCCGCGGCCAAATTCCCGCATTACCTTTTCAACTTTTTTCTTACCTTTAGATTTTTTCATTTTCATCTCCTTCACATTTATCTTGATCTTGGATATCATCATTGCATACACTGAAGACCGCGGACAGGTCTTTATCGTCTTTTTCGTCATGGCAGCAATCTGACATTTTGTCGAAGTCATTCATTTTTTCTACGTTATCGACTCTACAAAAAGTGCAGGAAACTAGGAAAGAGATCGCAAAAAGAATTGCGAAGGAGGCTACAACCCCGCAAATAAAGATGACGAGAGTATCAGTTAATGATTTTAACATAATTTATCCTTTTGTTTTCCCTTTGTTGGGTGGTTTTTTGTTAAAGCGATCTTTCTTAGTTTATCGCTGTATTTGATAGAGAAATTCATTAAAATGCTGGCGGCGGATTGCGCCCATTCCGAGTTATCGCATCCAGCAAGGAAGCAAATATCTTCTCTATCCAGTTGAATAATTTCTTTAACATCTTGTATAAACTCCTCGAGTCCTGTTGGGGTAAACATTTCAAATACTTTCAAGTCAACCTGTGTAAAATCTTTTTTTGGCATAATTTCGATTTCCGTTCTAGGATTTTCTGAAAAATATTTCTTCGAACTTAGCGAAGTTATCAAAGCATCATCTCCATAAAGTATATCATTTGCAACGTCAAGAATAAATTTTTCTAGATTGTCGAGATCGGGCTTTTTGTTGGCGGGGATCAAATTCCACAATTTGAGATTTCGGATACCAAAAGGATCACTTTTTGGAATAGGTAAATAAAATTTTAATTTAACTTCCAGGTTCTTAGAATTGAAGATGTCGTAAAAATGCCGATTGGCTTCTCTCGTTGCGTGATAGGTATGATCAAAAATTAGAATCTCTTCTAAAATCGCTTTTATAGATTCTTTTTCTTTTTGCTGAGGATCGTAGGTTGTGACGTATCTTCCGATCTTACGAAACCTAGGCCTTTTTTTCGAAATCGGGATTTTCTCTATGATAATCTTCATAAACTTTATGGATTTTCCTTGCGGTTTGGTCTATGT